GGGTCCCACCCCCATTGAATATCCCTACTAGCCGTAAGTTCCGCAGAATCTGGTCTGGGGTCCTGTATAGCTTGGGGGTCATCAACTGGGAACTCCCCTAGTCTGTTTTGCGGCTGATCTGGGTTCCAACATTCGGGACAAGCCTTGATATTAGTCCGCTTGTCCTTTACCACTAACTCCTTGAGTTCCCTAAGTTTATACTGAAACCCACAGACATCACAGATAGCTAGTGCGTTTTGCCCAGACGCGTATTTGTACGCCATTATATAACCCCAAAAATGCGCGGTGCCAGACTAAGTGACGCCTTTTCGCGGTCCTCGCCTGCCGCCAATTCAAACTGCCTTTCGTACTCAGCCTGTAGCATGGGAATCCTAGGCATCAGTTCCGGGTCTTTTTGCGCTATATAATACGCAAGCCCTGCAACGAGGCAAGGCAGGAAACGGAAGTTAATATCAGGGGTTTGTACCCCCGTCCCGGCATCCTGTATGCGGCGCATACGCCAGTATTTCAAAATATAAGTACTAGAGGCATCCGGCACAGGCCAGACAGTTACTGACGGATTTGCTTGCCCTCGGTCTACATAAATCTGTATTGGGCGTCCTTGGCTCAGTTTGTTGGGGATACTGGAGTAAGTAGAGACGCTGATTCGGGTGATATTCAGGTCCGACTGCGTAGTGATGTCCCCATCGCCAGTACGCACAACGTGTTCAAGAAGGTCTATGGTGTCAGCGGGTAGCGCGTAAGTGGCTGTTCCCCCTACTAAATTTACCGTTCCTTCCTCGATGGTCCACATGTTAATGCCGCGATTCTGCCACTCAATAGTCAGCAGGTTCATAGAACGACGGGCCGTACGCAGGTCATAGCCAGAACGCATTTCACGACCGGCACGCTCCCACGCTTCTTCCGCAATCTCGGTGAAGTCTAGGTTGAACGCTGTAGTACCGGATGTAGCCATTATTTCTTCCTCTTCAGCGGTTTAACCCTCTTGGGTGCACCTGCTGGTTGGCCTAGCCTTTTCTTCTGCGCTATGCGGGATTTTTTCTCCGCCGCAGTCATCTCGCCTGCTGTCTTTGGCGTTTTACTGGAGACGCGCTTTGTCGGCCTACAGTACGGGGTTCCCCGCTTCTCGCCTTTCTGACGCCCACATTCCTTGCCGGTGCGGACATCCTTCCAATCTTCCTTGAACCACCGCTTTAGGGCGGCCCCTTTCTTTGTCTTTCTAACCGCCACGAGCTTTCTTCTTCCTACATTTGGCTATGGCCCCCGAGGCGTAGGCAGAGGGAAAAACTTTGTACTGGGCCTTCACCTTGCGGTAGCAGTCGTCTTTAACCGTACCGCCCTCTTTAAAAGCTATGGGCTTCATTTTACCCATGCCTCGGCATTTCATCATCGCATTGTGCCCCGAGTCAGACCCTTACGTGCGATACCACAACCACGGACTCTGCCGCCTTTAGCCATGTGGACTTTACCGCCACACTTGTATTTACCTTTCGCTTTATCCGCTTTCACGTAATCTTCACCCACGCTCTGTGGAATCCCAACCCGCTTGGCAAATTCAGGGTTATTCGCCACTGCCGCCATAAGGTTATGTTGTTTCTTGGACTTACTCGGCATCGCCTATCACACTATTCGACCTTTAGTTTTACCGCGTAACGCTATACCGTCACGTTGGTCTCTTTTAACTTTACCGCCTTTTTTCAAGGCTGTACCAGAAGCATCCATTTTGCCTTCGTCTACAAGTTGTTTATACGCATCCGCTCTGAGGTTCGCACCCCTAGAATAAGTAGAACCAGCCGGTGTGCCTTGACGCTCCATTACAGCCTTTGCGTAGTTCCTTCTATTACGAGTGCTTGGCTTATCGTCAAACTCACCCGCTTTAAGCTGTTCTCTAGCTTTTTCCTCTGCGGTTTCAGTGGAATACTGTTTACCGTTGTGAGTAAAAGTCTTAGCCCCACGTTTACGCGCATTTATAAAAGCTGCATCAAATTTTTCAGCCGCTGTAGGCATTATCTTTAACCTCCTACCACTTAACCTTATCGGCCCAATAAGCTGCGCTCATCTTGCCTTTAGCAATATTCTTGCCGTGGCGGGCCTTAAATGACTTGCGCTTAGCCTTCATTCGTGCAGACTCGCCCTTTTTGGGCTTACCCGCAGTAGAAGCACCTTGCTCGCCAAACCGAATGATCTTCTCCTTCCCGCCTTCACAAGCCTTCACAATGTGCGACTTCTTGGGGTGAGAAGGCGTTCTCTTCGGCTTGTTACAAGCCATTGCCTTTTTGTCTACTTGCTTAGCCACAGAACACCGTCATGTTGGTTACGTTAGTCAAAGTCATAATAGCAAAGTCAGTAGAGTTGCTGCGCTGCGTCAAGATACCAAGCTCAGGAATCGTAACGCTATCGGAGAAAGAAGTCGCCGAAGTAGGCGTATCAATCTGCAAGAGCAGGGCACCGGAAGTGCTATTCACGTTGAACTTGATAGAGCCAGCAGAAGCAGTACCTACGTAGTACAGGCTCTTGATACGAGTGCGGCCAAACGCCAGAGACCCAGTGGTACCAATACTTACGTTACCCGCCGAAGCACCACTTGCCGTAATGCTTTGAATATACGTATAAAAATTGGTAGATGTGGCCACATCAGCGTTAACGCCTGTCACTACTTCAGTAGTCAGAGCGCCAGAAATATCGCCAACCTTGATGCCAACAATGGTAAAAGTAATACCCGTGTCGTCGCCTGCGCTGGTGATAGCTATTTTGTACCCAGTGCCATACGGGCTTACGTCGTTGGTGAGCAAAGTCACCGCACCCGCCCCAGAAATAGAAGCAGCGGCACGTAGCAGGGTGGCGCTAGTAGACGGAGTTATAGCCCAAATATCTGAGGTAGCCATAGGTCACCTCCTACTTAATTCTGCTTGTACAGAATAGTAATAGTCGCAGCACCTGCGCTTGCGTCACCGTTTGAATCTGTGTAAGTGGCGTAAACAGTCACGTCAGAAGTGCCCACATCGGCCAACTCAGATAACTGAGAAACATCACTAGAAGCCAACACACGAGCAGCACTAGATACATCAAGGTTGTCGGCGTACAGATTTGCAGTAGAGCCATCGCCCAAATCAACGAGATCAGTGCCAGTACCGTTAAAAGCAGTGGTCACGTCTACATAAATCTCAATAATTTGAGAGTTAGCAGGAATCGTACCAATCGCTACGGCAGAGCCGTCATCGGTATAAGCAATAGTGCCTTTCTGAGAAAGAACGACGTTTCCGACGTTCGCGGATGCGCCTTCACGCACGGTGCCCGCTCGTACGGGGCCTGAGAAGGTAGTAGTAGCCATGTGTATCTCCTGTCGTGGCTAGTGTCAGATACGGGATGTATCTGTCAGGGATGTCTCACTATACACTATTTCGGGTGTAAGTGCGCAATACTTAAACGAAAAAAGGCCCGCCGGGAGAGGGCGGGCCACAATCTTCAAAGGAGATAATGTATATGAAACATTAGCGTAACTACCATATCACTCAAAGTTGTGCGCGTAAATAGTTTTAATCCACCACATAAACATGTCGCCCCCTAGGGTGTGTTTCATGGTATTCACGCGGTTCGCCACTAACTGTACATTTTTCCGTACATACGGGCCGGCAGCAGTAATTCTGTCTATGGAAGCGTTAAAGTCTCGCTTCTTGCCATCCCCGTAGGCCCCGTTCCTTTGGTGGGTCATAATCACGCCCGATACAGCACATCGCCCCCCTTGCTCGTGCCATAGGGCTACAAGGTCTTCTGTGGTTAGATCGTACTGGACGCCCTGCTTAATTCGTTGGGACCTTAGTTGAATGTTTAAAATGTGGAGGTAGGATTCGGGGCTGGCGGAGGCTTTTTTTTGCTCGTTTAGCGTTTATGCAGGGTGTACAAACGCGCCGTGTCCCCGCTGATGTATATTCAAATTCGGCTGTAGATTTAGTTTCTCCGCAGTCTATGCAGGTTCGGGTATCTGTGGTTTTGGAGTACTTCTTAGGTGTAGCCATACCTATATTCTCTCCTAGCCATAAAAGAAAGGGGGCCTAAGCCCCCAATCTTAGTACCGCGTCGCTTAGGAAGCGCCGGGTGAACCGTAAATGCCCAGTGGGTCAGATACGCCGAAGCTGTATCGCTCACGAGCCTTATAGCGGCTGTTCCCGGTGTCAAAATCGGCATCCATTGAAGTCTGCATAGGACTACGAACGAAATGCTTCAGACCATTGGGAACGTCAGTCATCAAGAACCAAGCGTTGGTGTCAGTCAGATAATGGTTAACAGTGTAACCTTCTGGGATTGAACCGTTTGACTTGATTGCGTTGATGTCGTTATCGGCAGTAGCCACACGAAGCTCAGTATCCAACAGGCGGGTAGCAACGAATTGCAGGGCAGGCGGGATAACAAGTTTCTTGGGCTTAGCAGCGATAAGCAGACCACGCTCATCAGTCCAACCAGCAATAGCGATAACTGCGGCTTCCAGAGAAGTCTCATTCAAGTCAGCGCCAGTGGTAGGACGGTTTGAGTTGGTACCGCCAGAAACGAGCGGGTGGTCAGTCGCACACAATACTTTACCGTCGCCGTAGGTAGTACCAGAAGCGAATGCGTTGTTAAGGATAGCAGCACCCTTAACTTGCTTAGTGTACGCCATTGCACGGGCCAGAGCTTTGGTATAACGAGAAGACAGAGAATCGTAGAGGTTATCTTCGATTGCTTCTTCAGTCAG